TGCCTGTCCTCAATGATGTCAAACTGCTTCAACTTGACTTTAGGTGGTAGTATGAAACCATCATCAACTAACTTAGGGGCTGGCACTTGGCATATCACATTGCCATACACCTGTGGATTGTTCATACCAATCCTCCTGATAGTGCGACTATGCTTTGGTGTGGCAGTAAAGAAGTAACATCTATCAGCATTGTATGAGAAGTGTTCAGTAGCAGGGAGAAAGTTCTTCTGTACTGAGTTGTGTGCTTCATCAAAGTATATCGTATCAACGTGAATATAACTCTCCTGTATTTTGTGAAGAGAATGATATGTAGTAAAGATGATCTTATCTCCTCTTGTATATCTGTGCCACATACAAATATCAGTAGGCTTTGTGCTACTGTAATGATGTGTCTCTCCTGAGTGAACGTGCATCACAGATACATTGTCAAGCACTTCAAGAAACTCACTTGATAACTGCTCTGCTAATAGTATGCGAGGTGCAACAACTACGATAGTGCCACTAACTCTCTTGGCATCTTCTATCATACACATTGTCTTACCACCGCCTGTGGGTACAATGATCTGACCTTTGGAGTAGTCAGTCATTGCTTGTAATGCTGTAGTCTGGTGGGGTCTTAGGGGCATTAATATCTCATCAATGAACCCATCATAACACAAAAAAACCCCCTGTGCAGGGGGGTGTGCCAGTTTCGCATCTGGTCTTATAAGAACTTATAGTTTCCCGAACAAACCATACAGAGTATGTATAAAATTTTAAATTTTAGTGTAGGTTGACCCAATTTGGATGAACATATACTTGAAGTTTATTTGCATCTGTATTATAAATCAAAGCACCATCATGTGTGTCACCTCCACCCACTCTTGTAAAGGCAATTCTTTGAGCATTATCAACTTTTGGTGGTAGCATATATGCAACTTTAGGACGTTGACCAGTTCCTTCTGGGTCAACATTTACAAGGTCAGAGAAATCTAGTGAGGATTTTCCATTTGCTTCACCAACTACGAAAGAATATTGTGCTTGAACATCACCTCGTACATCTAATTCTACATTATTTTTAAGTATTGATGTTTTAATTCCTACCCTACCATCTGCATTAATTAAAAATCTATTAGCGACTGATCCACCCACATTAAATAAGTTTCCACTTCCTGTGATACCTATTCCAATACTATCAGTTGCTTCTAAATGAGTTAGAGTTGACATACCAACAGCACTTTTTATGCTACCAGTAACATTACCAGTTAGATTACTAATTGTAGCATCATTAACTGTTAATATACCATCAATGAATACTGCATTTTGAAATGTAGCAACTCCTGAAACCCTTGAAGTTCCATCTACTGATAACTTATGTGATGGATTTGTAATTCCGATACCCAAGTTCCCTGTGCTGGTAAGTGCCATCAACTCATTTGAATTACCCTTATGCCATACAAAACTATTAGTTCCACTTAAGAAGTAGTTAAAATGTCCGTCACCACTATTAATTAAATCTAGTGCATTACTTCCACTAAATCTTGAAGCCCCACCTCCATATCTTAGTTGCAAATTATTTACACCAACTGCACCACCTTTACCAATAGTTAGTGATGATGCACTTGAACTTACAATATGAATATTTGAATCTGCAGTTCCAGTTCCAATTCCTAAACTCGTACCTGTGGCAATTCCAATACTTGAAACAGGTGAGGTTACATTACCCACGACAGGGCCTTGAATATCACCAACAAATCTAGTAGCAGTAACCACCCCTGCCACATTAAGTGCATCTAGTTCTGCGTGTCCATCTATATCAACATCCCCATTTATATCAAGTGTGGTAAATGTTGATACACCTGATGTTGCATTTACATTACCAGTTACATCACCAGTTACGTTACCAGTAACATTTCCTGTGATGTTACCAACAAAACTCGTAGCAGTCATTGATCCTCTGACTGTTGAATTATGTTCTGTATCTAGTACATTTGAGTTTGTCTGAATACCATTTCCCATCAAAGGATGATTTGAGCAACCATAATGTAAAACTGTGGGTGTAGTGTCACTTACTACTATCTCAATATACGCATTACCTGTACCATGAGTACCAGATATTGTATATGAAGATAATGGATATGCAGTTGTTCTATCGGCATCATAATAAAAACGTAAGGGATGTTGTGCATTAGAACCATCCGAAACATCAAAACGATATGTACGGCCGGGTGTAAATGTTAAAAATGGTGCTGAAACTCCGTCTATAAGGAAACCATTATTGCTTCCTTGTCCATTATACCTATGTGCAGAAGTCTTAGCGGCCACAGTCACAACTAATGTGGTTAAAGCACCATGTAATGATCTAAGAGTGCTATATCCTTTGAGAGTTGGAACTGTAAGATCAGTTGTCTCAAGTGTAGGCAGAGTGCTTATTCCAGTTGATTGAATATTTTTGACAATTATATCTGGTGTGCCTGTTAATCCTTGTGCATTAGTTGCAACTGTTGCAGAGGCTGCTAGGGTTGCGTTTGATGCAGTTCCAGTTAAGTTACCTGTAACATTTCCTGTGAGTGATCCTTTAAAATCTGTTGCTGTGATTATACCTGATGCAAATATGTCTCCCTCTGAATTAATACCAACACCAACACCATTATTCGGATCTCCACCAACTTGAAATCTATTTGCTGGATTATCAGTAAAGATACCAACATTACCATCAACATAAATTGGTGATGCACCTGCACCCACTACATTAACATTTGTCCATTGTGAAGTAGGTAAATTAGATAGTGTTGCACCGTTTCCTTTAAAACTCGTAGCAGATATTACACCACTTGTTGCATCTAAAGTTATTCCTGTACCTACTTTTATACCACCAAATGTTCCCACTCCACTTATATCTAAATTATTTGCAGTTACGATTCCTATTACCTGTGCATTACCTCGTACATCTAAAGTCTTATCAGGTGATGTAGTTCCAAGGCCTACTCGATCACCTTTGACAACGAGAACCTCGTCATCAACCTGAACTCCATCCCTGAAATTAAAAGTCTTTCTTATATTAGGCATTTATCAAAACATTTTTAGTTATTTATCACGTTCTCTATTACTAAAAAAACTCGTAATGGCATATCTACCATACCCATCAAAATAATCAGAGTTATGAATACTAACCTTTGATACTCCATGTTCTACCCAGCCGGGCATCATAATTAAAGAATTGTTTTCACATTGAAACGAGTAGTTGTATTTAGGAAAGATTAATTCACCTCCTTCAAACTTCTTTGGTTCACGATAAAAATATGAAAATCCTAAAAATTGTACTGTTTTATCGGTGTGTGGTTCATAATACTCATCATTATGATAATATCTAACTTTAGTCACATCATAATTTACAAATTTTGCAATCGAACAACAATCGTGAATATTAGAAAATGCTTCAAGAATCCTATCATCAAATATTTTACGATTAACAGTTAGAATGTTTGAGAGACTTCGATATTTTTTTGAATAAACATCATCTAAAAATATGGCCTTAGAATTTGTTTTATCAACAACTCCACCAAAATCTTTAGCATCAAATAATTTTCCATCTTTTGTATAAAAATCTAGTTCTTCCCAAATAAGTTTTAATTCAGACTCATCATAAAAATTCTTGGCAATAAGGTGTGGAAATGGATCATCAAATAATTTTATATCAATATTGTGCATCATATTTCAACCTCAGTATCTAGTTTTACGTCAACAAACAAAAAGTCCATAGGTTTATTAGAATTATTAAATGCTTGATGCGTATTATTCATAACATCACAAACCTCTGGTTTACCCTCTTCCCACTTAATCCTACCATTTGCAATGTTAGTCCACTCCATATAGCAACATTTATTACAAGGTATGTTTAATGGTATTTGTATTCTTTTATACGGGTATCTCAGAATATCAGGATCTCTGTGTGGTTTAACAAATGTTCCCTCATAAAAAATAACATAATTTGAAAACAGTATTTCATCTTTCTCGTATATCTCTCGTACTCTTTCAGTCATAAATTTATAACGAATTATTGTTGATTTTTTAACAGACTTTATCCAATAATAATCCACATTTTTATTGGTATATCCATAACTCGTAGGAGCCTGTTTCAAAGGAAACTTCATATTTTTACCCCATTCATAGAGTGTATGTATGTTATCTTTTGTTAGCATAATAATCAAAATGCAAATAAGGATTGTCTGGATAAGTCTTGTAAAATTTTATAACTGGTTTTTTTATGTATCTGAATAATTTAATCTTGATATGCCAAGCAAAATCCTTGTCATCATACTCAACAAAACTATTATAATAGTAATCTATTTTAGGAACATTATAATTATCTTCTAATATTTCACCAATTTGTTTGTAATTATCAAGTTTTGGTAAAATCTCAATATTAATATCCTTGTCAATGTGCTGACCCTCTTGTGTAAAATCTGATGCTAATATTATATCAATAAAATGACCTTTGAACAACTGTATGGTTTTAATTACATCTTTGAAAAATGAAGATTTAAATTTTTTAAATGTTTTAAGATGATAACCACATTTAAAACCATCACGATAAGGTAGTTCTCTAGTAAAAAATATGACAGGAAAATCAACATTAATATCATATGATTTTAATACTTCTTTATCAATGTAATCACCCATTCGATTTAAATGATGAACATGAAAATGAGTTCTGGGTTCAGTTATTGAGGTTTCATACTTTGATAGATCAAGACCTCTATCTAGTTCCTTTTCAAATTTATCAACACAATAATGACATGAGGTATGATGCCCCTCTGATATTTGTGTCTCTAACATCGTATATCTAATCATTTTGAAAATTTTTGTTTGTGACTGGCCCCTTTACCAACTTTTTTATCAGAACCATAATAATACCAATAAGTTCCTGAGTAACGGATACCTGATGTAATTTCTCGAACCTTATGAAAGAACATCCAATTAGAGGGAGATATTATTACGTCACCTATTTTTGGACTATATGTTTTATCACATGAAGCAAAATGCAATTCACCACCTGTATATTCATCATCACTATTCAAATAGACATTGCAAGTTAATATGTTTTTTCTTCTAACAAACCATTGTGGAAATATTTCTTCAATTATATCATCATAATGATAACTAAATTCTGATTCATTATTATATCTTCTTACTATCATCTCAGATGCAAAAAATTTATCTGATTTGTGATATGACCAGTTGTATCCTCTTACCCTGCTTGCATATAATTCAAGAGCATCCTCAGTTATTCTACTCTTAATTTTGTCTATAGATGAAATATTTGGATCAAAATATGAATCTGTATGGTCATTTAGTAATCCGTCAGTATATGGTGTAGATTTATCCAATCCATCGTCTTTTAAATTCTTCACCACATCTTTACACAAATCTGGGTCTATAAAAGATGGAAGGTAAAGTATGTGATCTTGTAATTTAATATTAAATTTACCAAGTATTACCTCATCCTCAATTTTAGTAATATTATTTGATATTTTTAACATTTAGTAAAAACTCCAACTATCGCATCATTTAATTGAATGTTATAATCTTTATCAGTTAATTTAGCATAATCAAGAGGTTTTAACTTAGTTTCATTAATAATTGGTTCACCATCAAAACAAATCAACCAACTATTATTATCACCCGTAAAGGATTCTCGAACTAATCTACCATCCCAATTTTGATTCTTATCTAGGGTACAAAATCCAAAAATATGAAAAGGTTCATAAGATTCAAATATAAGGTTATGACCATTAAATTCTCGTACACTACCAAAATTACTTGTTTTCGCATCACCAATAATATAATTAGAATCAAAAATTTTTGCCATTCTACCTGATCCCTTTACTTGAATCTGATATAGTGTCATCAACATATCATCGGCTGGTTCAAGGTAAATTGCTCCTGCATCCCCTACCTCAGAACAAATGGAAAACTCCTCACACTTCTTAAAAAATCTAGTGACCTTCATAATTCAATCCTCCTCATCTTTAATGGGTATCTATTTCTTGAATAATACTTACCTTCTATAACTTTACCAATCATATTTTTTATATCAAAATTATGAATTTCTTCTGGTATATTTTCCTTTATTGTTTCCTGACCATCTTCTTGATTTTGAGATATTCTTAAACCAAATTTTTGAACCAATTCGTTTGAAAAAGAATCAAAATCACTCAGGTCTACCCCATTTAAATCAATCGCATATGATTTAAAACTATCAATGGGTAATGATGATTTTTGTTTACAAAATTTTATACTAATTGAATTTTGTTCTGGAAAATAATTTACTATTTTAAAAATAATTTCACTCATTGTAAAATCCCCCATGATGTAGCAATATATTTAGTACCACCCAACGGTGGATTTCCTCTATGAGTATGAGTAAATGAGGCCGGAAACATGAGTACATCCCCTGCCACTGCTTTCTCTCTTCTCTGTTGATATAAAAATTCGGTCTCCCCACCATCAAAGTCATCATTCAAATAAAGTTGAACTACAAATTGTCTTGCAGAGACTTCTAATCCCCCATTTTCATAATGCCAAGCATGAAATCCTCCCCCAGCTGATATCTCCTTCAGTTTAATATCATGTAATAAGAATTTTCTTTGACTCAAAACTCCAAATGCTTCTACATACTCATCAACACAAGGTTTAAATTTAGGAAATATCTCCTCTGCTAATCTACTTGATGCAGAAAAAGTGTAATCGTGTGTTATATTTACAGTTTTATTATCAACTCTATTTAATTTTTGTTTATCATATACAAGTAAATGATGTTTTTCAAAAAATTTGATACCCTCTATTATTTTTTGACAATCTTCTTTAGTAAAAGCACCACTATATCTCCTTATCAAATCAGTTTCAAATGCCATAATAATCTCGTATTAATTTTATTGTATCATATATTTTTATTATAGCACATCTACAGAATTTTTGTCTCCATGAATACGACTTAGTGATGTGGCATCTATAGTCACAGTAAATCCTGAAGTTCTCCTTATTGCGGCTCCGGGACTTCCGGGATCTCCACCATCTGATCGAGAACTTTCACCACCTGTTCCAATATCACCCTCACCAGCAGATCCAGCTCTATCTCCACCATCACCACCTTCTCCACCGGTTGCTTCACCATCATTATTTGATGGAGTACCGCCAGGCCCACCATTAATCATATTACCAGCAGTTCCGGGGCCTCCTTCTGTTCCTCCACTTCCCTCTGCTCCACCACCTCCGGCCGGAATACCTGCTCCACCGCCACCTCCTCCTCCAGAGGCTGTACGATCTGCTTCTTTGTCGGTGTCATATCCTCCACCGCCTCCACCGCCTCCACCAAATCCTGCTTGGATAAAACCACCTGATGCCACAGTCACAATTGTTCCGTCGTATTGAATACCTAATCCTGATGATCCATCCAATCCATCAAAACCTCTTCCAGAATTAGTAGATCCAGCACCACCAGTACCACCAGCTCCTGAAATTCTTCCTGATCCACCGACATCAACTTGTAAATCGGTATTTGAATCCCATAATCCAGTTTTTAATGCACAATGTTTAATATTTGTATGTTCTGACCCGATGGATTTATTGACATGGATATGAACTTTAGTATTACGTGAATTGGGCGGTCTTTTATAATTACCAACTGTTTGAACATCATCTGGACTTGAACTATTATATTTGTCTTTTGCAACTTTTCTATTCTCTGTCGATCCACTATAATAATTTACTACAGTATGAAGTTTTGTACCATAAAAATCAGAAAGTGCTATTTGTGAAGATCCAGTTGGTACTGACCCACCAGTTCGTGCATCAATAGAATTAAACTGTAAATCACCAAAAGAAACGGGAAAGTTACCCTGCCCGTTTGTAGTTCGATATGAACCTAATTTTGTGGTTACTTGATTAGGTTCTGTATAACCAAACTCATTTGCTATCTGATTAAGTGAGATTTGTCCTGACGATGGTAGTGTCATTTTTGAAGATCCTCTACTTTTGATTTTAGTTCTTTGATTGCTTCAATTAAAACAGGTATCAACCTCTCATAACGAACTGCCTTTGTCCCATCATCTCTAGTTGTTGTAATATTAGGCAACCCAAGTGCTTCAACCTCTTGTGCTATCACACCAGTATCTTGTTTATCAGCAAGATGTTCATATCCAGTACCTCCTTTCCACTTAAATGTATTACCAGAGAGAGTATTAATCTTATCAAGTGCATTGTCAATCGGTGCAATATCCTTCTTAAGATTAATATCGGATGAACTAAATGCAATCACATCATTTGAGAATGTTCCACTTCCACCACATACAAAATTACCAGATGTATTTAATGCTCCATTGTGATCTATGTCAGCATTTATCTCTACTACATTTGTAGCTGCATCTAATACCAACTTACCAGATGATGTTGTGATTGTTTGATCATTTACAAGACCTATCTCAACATTTCCAAATGTACCTCCGGCAGCAACAACATTTCCACTGAAAATAACAGATGTTCCATTAAAATTACCAGAGAGTGAAATATTTCCTGTGACAGATAAGTCATCATCAACAGTGGTAGTTCCACTAGATGAGTCTAATGTTAATCCAGTTCCATTAAGAGTAGTGATCTCATTTCCATTTAACTCAATATTATCAAATTGGTATGTTCCTTGTGTTGCTTCAATGTTTCCAGTAACAATTAAATTATCCTCAATTGTGATTGTACCACCCTGAGAGTTAATTTTTAAATTACCTGTGGTTGTGTCAAGTTCATTGTCATTTGTAATACCAATCCTAATATTACCAGCCGTCGTTCCAGCATTGGTAAAATTACCTGATACTGATAGGTTATCATTTATTGTTGTTGTACCACCCTCAGAATCAATAATAATATTACCTGAAGTTGTGCCAAGCATATTAGCAGTGGTGATTCCAATTTTAAAAGTACCAACCTCTGCTGCATTAACATCTAATAATCCACTGAATGTTGCTATACCTGTAACATTCAAGTTAGTAAGTGTTGTTCCACCACCAACTGTAACGTTTTCACCCACATTTAAGTTCATCTCAACACCTATTCCACCATCAGTCACGATTGAACCAGTATCTTTTGAGTGTGAGTTTGTATCATCTTTAACTTCAAAAGGATTATTCAACTTCATTCTTCCATTGAATGTAATATCCTTATTGACTTTTACAACCTCATTAAATGTAACTGGGCCATCAAACTGTGTAAGAATTGTTCTTGACTTACCACCCTCTACAACTAATCTCTCTTTGACAATTACTTCATCAAAGATAACTGATAGTCTTGATGGATCTTCACCTGTGACAGTTGGTATTGGAGCATC